ATCGAAGATAACTTCCCACGGCATTATCGTGCTGTAAGTCTTCTTCACATCTTGCGTCAATGCGTCTGCCAATGATTTTGTCATAAAAATAGCTGCCCCGTCAAGGGTAGAAATTCTTGGGTCTGCTTCCATCAACATGGAGTCTACTATGCCCGTTGCAACACCGGATTCTAATAATTTCGATTTTTGAAGGGCTGCCGTTGTTTGCGAATTTGCCGCAATTGCTGTTTTCTGAGCCTCATTATCTGTAATTATTGCAAACAGTCGTTTCCAGAATCCATCGGCAACTGTAAACAAGTTGGTGTTAACCCCGTCTGTTATCTGACCACTTCCTTCGGTTATATTATTTGCATCCTTGTCGCCGAACCAAATTAACCGCCACATCATATTTATCATGGCCTTTTCCAATGCCGGGCGATAGACAACATTCATATATTCGATAGAGGTCATGTCGCCCTTATCCGTGCCTGTTTTCAGCGTATATTCGGCTACTGTACCCATAATATCGTCATAACAGAGCTTTAAGGGTATTTCCCATTCTCCCAATTCCCACTCTTTTTCGTTCGCCTCAATGGAAGCAGATACATAAGTAGGATTACACCGGTTCGTCAGTTTCGTTCCGACATCTTCCATATCGCCTATGAACCCTAATTTCTTCCCGTTTCTCGCACTAGTCATCAATGTAAATAGCGCTTCAAGGCTTTCGTCCTTGAACGTTGTCATCGGAATTAACTCCTGCAACGTTTTTATCGCCCCATTATCAGGGGTCAAATCTTCAAAAGTTCCCATAATAACCTAAACAATCTCTTAATATTACCTATTTTCTTTTTCGCTTTTCAACCTCATGGGCTTTCGCTTTCTCTTTCCTCTCCCTTAATTCCTTTTCAAGGACGTTTTCCTCTTCTACCGGATCTTTCTTTCTAGCCGGATTTGGTTTAGGGGGCACATAATTGCTAGTCGTCACTCTGTCAAGCCATTGTTTGCCCCCTGCCGCTTTAACTTGGGCTAGAATAGCAGACTCCTCGTCGCTTTTTCCCTTCGCTCTTTCTGATTCCAGCTCCGCTGTAAGTCGAGCAATCTCAGCTTTAAGTGCTTCCACATCTTCGCCTCCATCAGGGACAGCTTCACGAATATCGGTAATCACGCCGTCAGATACGATAATCGTTCTCCCATCGGGCATCAACCATTCCCCGTCAGGGCTGGCGGCATCACCTACCTCCGGGTCTCCTTCTTCTCGTTCTACTGTCAATACTTGCCCGTCCTCAGTTTGTAGCTCGATGTCTTTTGCACCTGACAAACCGAGTGCTTGCGCCAACACATTCAGCGCATCTTTCAGATTCTTTTTACTCATGTTTTTTTTATTTTTGTTTGTATTGGAAATAGCCGAAATCGGCTCGATTATTTCCGTTATGAATCCCAAATCCTTAGCTTCCTGCATGCTTATATAGCGTTCCTCTTTCATCAGAGTGGAGAGAACTTCCCTATCAGCCCCCGTGCGCTCTACATAGAAGTCAAGAATCTTATTATCCTCCGACCTCAAATCATTAGCTTTTGCTTCCAGTTCTTCCGCCGTGGCATTCTCTATATAAAAATCACAGAAGCGGGTATTGTGAATCAGAAGCCTCTGGTTCTTATATCCTTTACGTACCGAACCTGCGAGCAGGACTATCGTCGCCATAGAGGCGCACACTCCGTCAACCACCGTTATTATTTTTTTGCCGGTCGCCCTCAATTTGTCAACGATAGCCCAGCCCTCGGCTACATCGCCGCCCGGACAATGAATGCGCACCTCTATCGAATCGTCATCTTCCGGTATCTGGCTTACAAAATCGTCTACATCGATGAAAGAAACTGCATTGTCCCCGAAAAACTGCAATAATGCTTTTTCCGACTCGTTCGCTATTTGAGAATATATTTTTAATACCATTATCCAATCATTGGTTTATTCCAAATTTACGAAGGAATAACCTATCAAACAGAATGATAAGAAGGGATTCAACTGCACGGATTTTGCAGCAAAAAAAATGGCGCATATCCTCACGGACACACGCCACTCGAAACACAACACATATAATTAAACAACGGAATCGAACTTTTTCAAGATGTAATAGAATTTTCTCGGCCTTATCTGGTACTCATCGCTCAATTTCTCGGCGATATAAGACACTTTTAACCCTTCTCCCTTCATCGTTAGGAAACGCTTGTACATTTCAAGGTACTTAACATCGTCCAGATTGACTCCGGCACGCCTCATCGCTTCCAATATGGGACGGCTTATCTCTATACATTCGTGTACTTTCATGAATCGAACAATTAAATGGAACCTAAATTCTCTACCACTTTAACTTGTGAACCCACCTTGTTAA